CAACAAATGCTTCATTATATCTTTTTACCTCTTTTGAAAGAGTATCCATTGGATACATTCTTCCATTACGATTACAAATATCACCTTGAAGGAAAATACCTTCAATAAACATTTTTTTATCAGCACCCTTTCCTTCGGTGATGAATTTTACTTGTGATACTTCTTCTGTGATGAGTTTCATTTTTATTCGGAAACTAATTGAACGATTTCTGTAATACTAAGATTTGTTGATCCACCATCAGCAAGAGCGGCAACTTTTACACTTCTAGATAAAACTGCATTTGTGACTGTAATTACACCAACAATAGATGAAGTGTTTGCTGAAATAGTAACTGATGAATCTGTTAAATCTGTAATTAATTGATGAACCGTATTAATTCCAGATGGTTCTGCATTTTCAATTGTTACATAATCGCCAATTAAAAATGGATTTCCACCATTATTTGGGAACGTGACGACTGTAGATGAACCAGTTGTAATTCCTGCAATTCTTTGTTTAGCAAGTCTTTCTTTTAAAACTTCATTTCCATAAGGAGAAATATAAAAAGAATTTGTAGTGACTACAGGATCTCCACCACTTTCTACATACACTGCAGTAAGCCCAGCAGCAACTCTAATGTATCCACTTTTTAAAGCAATTGGATTACTTGTTGAAGCTGTTGAAACAGTTGGAGAAATCCTATTAACATTTTGGACAATTTTTATAGCCATTATTCTTCATCTCCTTCTTGTGAATCTTCATCACCAAACATAAGTTTTGCAATCTCTGGACGAGCAGCATCTACTCTTTCAGCAGCTTTAGAATACAATAATTCTTTAATTCTATCAGAAACATCTGAAGGTGAACCATCAGATGCTATCAAATCGATAAGTTCTTCCATAAAATTAGTTTACATCTATAAGGTTATTTATATCTTCCCACCTTTAGGTTCAGTTGAAACTTCTGGTGCTTCTGGTGCTGTCGGTTCTGTTGGAACTTCACCTAAAGCGGGTTGACCACTATCTGGTGGTAGAGGATTTCCCATTTCATCAACTGGAGCATTAGGATCTGGTAAAATACCTTTTTGAATTTCATCTTCAATTTGAGTATCTATTTCTATAATTTCAGAATCCGTTTGTCTGAGTATTTTCTTACGAACATATTCTGTTGAGTAATATTTACCAATATAAGGTTCAATTTGAGTCATTAAACTTACTCTATTTGTAGTCAGTTCTGCTTCTTTTAATTCTGCAAAGTGATTATCATAAAGAAAATCATATTGAATATGATCTTCCATTCTTTCCCAATCTTCTGGTGTTACAACGTTCTTCAGAATAAGTTGAGTGCGAAGAATATCGTTGAACATTTTAGAGAAACGTTTTCTTAAACGGCCTACAAATTTAGAAAATTTAAGTTCATCTCTTAAAATTTCTGATGAACGTCCCAGATTAAAACCATCTCCGCCGCCAGCAATTCTTGATTCTGGAACACCAAGTGCTCTATAAAGTTTTTTTTGAAAATATTCAATATCTGCAAGTTCACCTAAATTTTGACCACCAGGAAGAGTTGTAATTTCAGTTCCTCTACCACCTTCTCTTCTTGGAAGCCAAAAGTCTTCAAGCATACTCATGAACTTACGATCATCACGAACTTCGCCTGTGTTTGCGTCGTATACAAGTTTGTTGCGATAACGACTCATAACCTCTTTGAGGTATTGTTCTGCTTTTACTTTTGGAAGATTTCCAACATCAATATAGAAAATTCTTCTTTCTGGTGCTCTGGATAATCTATAAATTACCAGAGAATCTTCGATCATTCGAAGTTGATTGAGTGCTTTGATTGCTTTATGAAGATATGAAAGAACTGATCCTTTGTTTCTGTCTACCAGTCCTGATGTACAATAAGTAATAGAATCTTTAGCAATTTTAATTGATCCTTTAGATACACCACTCAAAGAACCCATTGGATAATTTGGCATTGGTGAGTAAATAAAATACTCTTCAATATCTGAATAACTTAATTCTGAATTAGTAAGATTTGAATTCGCTGCGAGTCTACTTACAACTGCCTCGCCATTTTTACCATTCGTCTTTTTTTCTTGACGAACGTGTTTCATTTTCATTGGATCAATATATCTTAACTCTTTGATTCCTTCTTGAGGATTTTTAATATCAATTACTTTCAGATAATATACTCTTCCATCAACATACCAATTTCTAAAAATTTCATGACATTTTCTATCAAAGTCCATCATTTCTTTGATAGACTTAAATTCATCCCTGATTATTTGCTTTAACTTTTCGCTTGCATTTAAATTAGATAGTTCAATTTCAACCGGTGAATCATATAAATCACTTACAAGGGCTTCATTTACAACGTCTTCAATTGCAGAATCACACTCTGGGTGCAGTGCCATCTCACGATAGCGACGCATTAAATCAAACTCAGTTCTATAAACACCTTCAATATCTACATATTGACCATAAAATCCAGATTGAATAAAATAATCAACCCCGTCCTCATCTGTTTGAGGAACGGGGGATACTATAGATTTAGATTTTTCTTCTTTATCTTCAATCGAAAAACCAAAGAGTTTCGCCATTTTATAAACTTAACTTGTTATGATATACTATTTAGTTAATGTCTTCACCACCAGCACTGGAAGAAGTACCTTTAATTGCTTCCCACCAGTGAACTTGCATTTCAACAGTGAACTCTTGAATGCTATCAGTTTCATAGGAAAGGTTGATACTGCTGATGCTAGTTGGGAAAGTATCGTAAAAATGATACGCTCTCAAGATGCTTCCATCGCGATTGAGTTGATAGACAAATGCATCTGCTTGATATAACGTAGGATCAGTTGTACCAGTATTATCTGATAAACGATTCATGTAGTTGCTCCACTTTTCAAAAGCAGAACGAATAGCAAAATCAGTATCGTTAAGAACTGTAATTGTCCAAGTTTCAAACGTGCGATCACCTGCAAGCTTAAGAGTTCTACCTCTAAATGCAACTTCAAGTGGAGTTACATTTGATGCTGGTAAGTTTGCTGCCTTTACAAGAAATCTAGACTTGTCTAAAACTGTAGCATCAATTCCAATCGCAGATGGAAATGCAAGTTCAACTTCAAATAAATTACTTCTTGTGCCACCACCGGTTAACTTACTTTTAAAGTCTGTAATTTTCCTTAAAGGAATGTTATTAATCTGATTTCTGGTTGCCATTGTTTTTTAAACCTCTAAATTAAAAGTTTCCGATAACTTCTTCAAAATCAACACCAGTCTTGGTGGCAACAAATGTCAGACCAATGAAGTTGATTGATCTTGCAGGTTTGATGTAAATATCAGCAATAAATTCATTATTATCTATTACCGCAGCAGTGTTATTTGTTTCATCACAAACTACAACATAATCAAATATTCCTCTCTTTGCTTGAATATCGCGTAAGAAAGGTTCAACAGTATTTACAAAATTTGTTCTTGTAATTTCATCGTTAAATTCAAAGAGTGCGTCTTTTGCTGCTGCAGAAATTGCACTTTCTAAGTATACAAATAAACGACGAACGTTAATTCTATCAAATGCTGATGCTTTCGCTAATCCAGTTTTATCGCCAAACAGAACAATACCTGATCCTGGTGAGAAAATTACTGGGTTAATTCTATTTGAATAAAGTTTATCTCTTTGCGATTTTGATGGGTTGTATGCGAGTTTAACTGCATTTAAAATACCACCTCTTACAGTTCCTGCTGGTGAATACCATGGGAAGTTATTAATATCATTACGAGCACAGAGACCTGCAATATCACCGTTCAGTGGAACGTATCTGAAAATTTTATTGAATCTATCATACATGTACTTATATCCACTATCAAAAATTGCATAAGATGAAGAAGTAATCGGTGAATAATATTGAATTAGATTATCTGTAATTGTTGTAGATGATTTAACGATTGTTTCATCAGCAGTAGTAGTATCACTTAACAATGCTGTTCTATATGGTGAAATGAAAGCAATTGAATCCTTTCTTAATTCAGCAACTTGAATTAATTTATTTGCTAATGCTTGGGCATTATTTTCACTATAAGAAGCAGAACCCATTAAAAGAAAATCAGATCTGTATATTTCTGTATTTTCAAATAATTCATAACCATTAGAAATTTCACCAACATCTCCTGCAAGAGCTCCAGTGCTAGCAAGACCTACCTTACCACCATAGTTTAAACCACCACTTAAAACATTTGTAAAGTTTCCAAAGCCACCAAAAGTAACATTTTGTGCATCTTGATCCCATCCAATATCGCTCTCAAGGGTAAACGCCGAGCTATATCCTGTTGTTGTAATTCCAGATGGTTGTCCAAGACCAAAAATGTAGGATGAATTAGTTTCTAAATATTTTCTCCAATAAGATGAATTTCCTACAGAGAATTGAGCATCTTTTGCTTTAGAAAGTCCTAAATGTTTCTCAAGAACTGTTCCGGTATTACCAGTAATTTCGCCAAGACCATCAATTACAAGAACATGAACTTCGTCAAATCTTGAATTTCTATCAACAGCATACGCAGAAGTTCCAGGTCTTGATGCAAGATTACTCCAATTTACTGTTGAACTTGTAGTTATTGCGACAGTTTGTTGTTCAAACCAGTCAAGTCTTGCAGTATAGGCAGCGTTTCCATAAGATGTTACCTGACCATTAGTATGAATTGCAACAGATCCAGAACCAGAGAATGCATAAATTCCAGATGATTGATAATCTACTGCAGTTTCTGTTCCAGCAGCAGATACATGACTGAGAACTTTTACATCAATACTTGATGCTCCTACTCCAGTGATAATTCCTTTTAGATGACCGTCAAGGACTGATGTAGTCCCTGCTCCTGGATAAATTCTACCTGCTACAGATTGAGTGACACCATAACCAATTGCAAGTGCTGCGGTAGTTGTAGTTGTTGTATAAGATCCAAAAGAAAGTTCTACATTATCAAGTGCAACGGTGTTTAAAGTGGATGGACTTATATAAACTGTTCCAATACCAATAGCAGTAACAGTTGTTCCAGAACCAATAATGCCTGTGAGAATTTTTAAAGTTTGACCAACAGCAATAGTATTTCCAGCAGCATTTGTTGTAATTCCAGTAATGAATGATGTTGTAATTCCAATATCTCCATCAGAAGCAGTCGCAACACCAACAAAAGTTGTATTAGTAACTGCAGAAGTGCTAATTCCAGTTAAAATTTGATCTGCCTTGCTATCGATAATTGCAACTCTTATTCCATTAGACCAAGAACCTGGGTTTCTAGCAGCGACTACAGCGCCAGAAAAAACAGTTTCATCATAACCTAGTGCATTATAATGATCTAAACTTTTAATTTTTACACTTGCAGCAGCACCGACTGTGGTTGGAACAAATCCATTTGTTAAATTGTCATCATTTGATCTTACAACATTAAGAGATCCTCCATATGCTAAGTATGAAGAAGCAGTTAGCCAATGCTCATAATGCTTATCTGTTGAATATGGTTCTCCAAAAGTGTTGAGTAAATCATTCTCACTCTCAATCAGGGTAGGCACTTCTACAGGTCCCTTCGCAAAAGGAGCTACAATTACACCAACTTTTCCTAATGAAGGTGCAACTCTTCCAGTTGTTAAATCAATTTCCTTTACTACAATTCCAGGAGATGCTAAATTTAGCGGCATCTTTATTCTCCGTTATCCCGAATTATTCTAAAAGTATTTATAAATTCCTACCATTATATAATTATCTATAATCCCACATGTAAGAACGATCTCCGTACTCATCAACATTCCATACTTCAAAAGTATTATTTTCATTTTTTGAATTAGCACTTATCCATCTATCTCCAGTTTCTTCATCTATAATTACGCCCATATCTTCTAATCCATCGGAAACAAATCCAAATGGTGCCATATCTTGCTCAATTTGGTTCTTTTGCTCTTCGTAGATTCTTTTACGTACATCGTTATCCGTCATTTCTTTAAAGTAATCCTGAGCAACTAACCAAGAAAAAATAACAAGGCACATTGCTAAGTCATCATTACAACCTTCTTCTGCTTCAAATGAATTATGTCTCTGGGCAAAAGTAGTAAGTTCCGATATGATATCATAATCAGTTGTAAGCAACTTATCATCTTCCATTAAAGTTTTTAAGTTGGAGCAACCTAATTTTTTAACCGCTGCAGTCATTCTTACTCCAAGTTGTGATTTTTTACCACTAAACCCAGAACCAACAATTTGACCTGCACGACCTCTCATGGCACACATAAGAACGTTATCATATTCAAGATCAAAGTGAAGAATATTTGCTACTTGGTCACCAATATCATTAACTTCTACTAATAACCAAGCATCATTATATCCCTTTGCTACTTCATGAATAATATTTGGAAATAGCATCGGTTTAATTTCATTATTTCTATATTTGGCAACAACTTTGTATGGAAAATTAGTTATATCAAAAACAATGAATGCCGAATAATCATTTCCAATACCACGAGCAACATCAACAGTCATTAAGTAATTATTTTCCTCTTTTGGATGTTCGTAAATATCTAAACCAGCATTTCGTTTAATTGGACTTTCATAAACTAAATTTCTAAGTTTAGATGGATTGATAAGAGTGTTAACAGACCCTAAAAATTCACATTCAAATTCAACTTTGAATTGTTGTTCGGATGTATTAGAGATCGTCTGCTCCTTCCAAACA